ATGTCAGTTGTGGCGCGTAGGGTTTTCATTACGTCGCCGTCAGCGTGTAAACAACGTTCAGCGTATCCAGGTTCACCACGGCGCGGCTACCGCCGCTGAAATACCCTGCGCTGAACAACACGCCAGTTGTGTTGTCGATTGTCGCGCTGCCGCCGTTGTTGATGAAACAGCCGAACACGGTTCCGGTTGATGTGATGGCAAAGGCCTGTGTTGGGCTTGTGGACACACCTGCTGACGCGCTGCCCATCGTCACCGACTTGCGGTTGCCCGTGTAGGTCGGCGCGTTCGCCAAGCCCTGCTCAAGCCAGCCCGCGTGACTCGCCTGCGTGTCGCCGGCAACGGCAGTTCCGGTGCCTTTCAGCCCCATGCGAATAGTTTGCGTGTAGGAGCTGCCGAGCAGATACTTGTCCAGAAAGTCGTTCTTGCCGACAGTGGTAACGATGTTTGGGAATTCCTCGCGGGCAAGCAAATTCTGGAAAGGGCGCATGCGGCTGGTAAGCGCGGACTCCTTCTCAAGATCGCCGTCAATACAGGCGTAGTTACGCTCATCCCATAGCGGAACAAATTGCGCCATGAATTCAGGAATCGGGCGCAGGTGTTCGGCAACGTATTCGCCGTGCGCCATCATGCCGACTTCAATCTGGAACTGGCGCATCTGAATCGTAAGCCGCTGTTCTTCGAGTTTGTCGCCGCGCTCGATTGCCTCATTGCGGGCGTTCCATAGCGGCATGAATTGCGCCAACATGTCTGGGTGTGGCCGCAGGATTGCTGCTTCTTGTTGTGCTGACATTTTTACTCCTTATTAAACCGTAAGCGGTTCGATTCTGGCGACAAGCGAAGCCGCCGTAAAATGGGCGTCACTGTTGCCCTTGAATTTATAAATGCGTTGCTGACTCATGGCGCCCTGTTGAAGCCACGCGAGGCGCGTTTGTGTGGCGCCAATCTTGCCAACTCTCTGCGGTGTGTCCATGCTGAACGTAACGCCATCCTCAGAATAGGACGCCCATACAACGGGATTATCGCCAAGTGCAGCAAGACCTTTGATGCCAGCGATTTCCAGTTCATGAAATATCGCTCCACTCGCTTCGTTGTAGATAATCAGCGTGCCGAAGTTCCACCCCACTACGTCGCCGTAATGCGATGAAATGTTATCAACGTACGTTCCCAATTTATTTGATGTCGGGTCACCGGATATCCACTTGCCGTAGCACCACACGAGATTGTGGGCGCGGTAACGCGAGGCAGAACCCAAGCCACTATCAAGGGTAAACCAAACCGGCTCCCCGATTACTGCCGAAGCCGCGCCGTCGTAGACTAGAGTTTGGTCCGGCAAGTGAATCAGCAGATGCTGATTGCTTTCGTCAACCATCGCTTCGCATTCGATCTGCGCAAGTTCAGTTTCCGTGTAAAGCTTGAGAATCTTGTTTATCTCGCGCGTCGCTATGGGAAGCGCGGACCCGTTCGCCCCCAGGTAGACAGACAGCGTTTCATTGCGGCCACTGCCGACAAAGGCAATCGTATCCATGAACACGCAGCAGGCGTGCGTTCCAACAGCACCCTTGCGAATCTGCGCGGTGCTGATGCGCGCCAGCGGGAAGTTATCGCCGCCTACGTTGTCAAAAAACTCAATGGTGTAGCGGCCAACGGCGTTAATCTCATTGCGAAGCTCGAACAGGGCAACGATGGGATCGGGGTCAACTTCCGCGCTTCCATATTTCAGTGTTTGCACGGTATAGATGTCATTCAACTCCGTTACGACAATACTTGTGCCGTCAGTGGACACGAAATAGCCCTCGTACCAGAGCGCGTCAACGCACGCACCTAAGTCGGGGTCCGTGTTCTGCGTGACAGTCGCGCCGTCGTAGTAATACAGATTACCGCCAGACGCCACGGCGAGCACATCAAACGAGTAGTCAAGAGATACTTGACCGCCGCCGCCAACGTAGCCTAGAACCTGTATGGTTCCGTCCTCGCGCACAAAGCACAAGTTGGGACCGATCACCCGGTACATGCCGGTCGGCAACGATCCGACGTTTGCCACGCTGATGCCGCCCCGGTCAATGTCAGAGCATGCCGCGAATGCCTGTATGCCGTGCGCAGGCTTTAAATAGCCCTTGCTGATGCCCTGCTCGCGCGGCACCGGGATAAGGTTGCGCGGATACGAGGCGCGATAATCCCCGGCTTGGTCTGTGTAGACCCCGCTTAGAATAGGGATTCTGACGGTTGCGACTGGCATATCAGCCCACGCGATACCATGCTTTGAACACACCATCAAAGCGCAGGCGAAAGAAGCCATTTGCGGCAATCGTCGTAGGCCCGCCGTTTACCGTGCTGCCGTTACCCGCCACGGTAAGCGCGGTCACGGTCTGCGTGCTGTTTACCAGAATCTCTTGCTTGTCCACGCAGTTTGCCTGCGCCGGCAGCGTGATAGTTCCTGCCGCAAGGGTGCCCGTAGGAGTCAGCAGCAACCACTTGCTGGCACTATTGTCCGTCAGCGCCACCGTGAAACCCGTAGAGGCCGGCGCAGCGTATTGCGTTACCTTGTTGTCGGCAAGACTCAAAAGCGATTGAATGTAGGCGGCGACAACGTTTGCCGGCGCCCCCCTGAAATCGTCATTCTCAGCGCTGTGCAATACAAACAGGTCGCCACTGGCAACAGTATCGGTACGGGATAGGCTCATGTCGGGTTACTCAAAGTCAATGGAAGGCGCCGGATTTGTAACCGGGTCTGTAGGCGGGTCAAGAAACGGCGAACTCGGAGTACGGCGCCAGCGGTTTCCGGCACCCGCAGGGAATTGCGACGGCATTTGCTGCACGGGCGGCGCAGACGCCACGGAACACACAACCCGATAGCCCACTGATGCCGCACGCTTAACTTCCGCCGTGGCTTCCTTGCCGAAACGCGAGCACAGGCGCAGCGCCAAGCAGTTGTAGACGGCTGAATTCACGCCGTCAGGAATGCCCGACAATTCCTGTAGACCGCTGTTACCGGGGCGAGATGGCAACGGATAACCTAGCCGTATGTCGGCCATGTTCCATTCCGCCATGAGCGCGTCAAGCGTTTCCAGCCCGCTTTGCAACTGATCGGGCGTGAGGTTGTAGGCGAATTGAGAAAACCCGGCTTCCTCGAAGCCGTGGGACACCAATTCACCTTTTTTCCACGACATTATTTTGCCAGCGCCTCATCAATTTTCTGGCGCAACGTGGAGTCGCTCCACCTGCGGTCAACGGTCACACCGACTTCAGCGGCCTGCTTTTCCATGTCTTCTCGGCTGTCGGTTGTTTCGGCGGGTTTCTGAGACTTCGCCCACGCATCCTCGACAACCAACTCGTAGCCATCAGCAACGGCGGCTTTTTCTTGGTCGGCGTCGTCAACGATAATAGGCTCGTAGCTGATGCCGTCGTTGTGGCCGACAGGGCCGGGACACTTGTAAAGCATCTTCGGATATTCTTGCATTTCTCTTTCCTCGAAAGGGGCGGGGACCGAAGCCCCCGCCGGGCAGCAATTACACCTGATTGGCGATCACGATACCGCACAGTAGCGGCTCAAGAACCGTAACGCCGTAAAGCACGTTAGCGCGGATCGTGATAACGCCTGTTTCATGGTTGAATGAGTACGAGAAAATGATGGGAATACCGTTTTTGCTGGTAGTAAACATCACCTTCGGACCCATGTCGGACGGGAAAGCCAGCTTTCCGACCAGAAGTTCTACAGCGCCGTCCAAGAAAAAGAAGTTGGCTGGTTTGCTGGCTGTGTTCAGGAACGTTACCGCGCCGCCGTTGGTCGGCGCCGCAGTCGCGTTCTTGTACGGCCCGGTCACGATTGGGGCTGGCGACACAACCAGGTTCGCCGTGCCTGCGCCGCCGATAATGCGCGTCGTGAAGGCGTTGCCGGTATCGTCCTTAGTCATAATGTTGACCGCGTTGCAACCGGGTAACTGGATGCAATCGCCAATTTTGGTATTGGCGATGTTTGCGCCGGCCACAACAAGCGTCATTTGCCGGTTGTCGTTAGGCAGGTTGCCGCTCATCGCGGACGGCGTAAGCGCTTGTCCTGCGCCGCTGATCGTGGTGCCGGAAACTGTGCCGGTCACGGTTTGAATCGGCGTAATATCTGCGCGGTACGTGTCAAACCCGGCCAGCATCGGTAGGCGCGACTTCTCGTAGGCGCTGGCATTAACCGCCGTAATGGTCTGCCGTCCAGCCAGGTCTCCGGTAAGCGCGCGCCAGTCAGTCGGGTTTACCACAAAGTTGCGTGTAGAGCTCGACTTGGCCCCACGCATCAGCAATTGCGCCTCTGCATTCGCGCCGTCATCCCAAGCCATTGCGCCGACTTTCTTGATGACGATACCGCCACGGGTCATCACTTCAATGCCCATGTCGGTATCGATCTGGGATGCCAACTGCTTGCCAGCGGCAACACCTGACCGCTCCATGTGCTGAGGATCGCGGGCGAGTTTGGCGTCAATGGTCCAGATAGCGTTTTGCGGCGTCTTGAACGTCGCCGGCACCATGCGTTGAATCAGGTCGGTTTTCGCAGCCGCCGACACGTCAAGACCGCCGACGATGCTCATATGGTAATCCTGCGGTCGGTAGACCACATCGTTACCGCGCTGCATGTCCTCGCCGGGCGGCGTGAAGTGCGGAACTACGTTGGACAGGACGCAGTTATTGTCGAAGCCGACAATAAGATTGTCCCACATGATATCAAGTCCTTTGGTTACGTCATTTGCCATGATCTAATTCCTTTTTATGCCGCCTTCACCTCGCGGCGCGCGGCGTGATAGGCGCTGTAGTCGCCCGTCTTTTCTGCCACTGCCTTGAGTTGATCCAGGCGTTTGCTTGCGGATGGACGCACAGCACCGCCGCCGCCTTCAGGGCGTCTCGCGGGTGCCGGCGCTGACTTTTTGGATTGCATTTTCATTTGAGTCTCCAGTGAGCCAATGCGTTTGATAAATTGAGGGATCGGAAGTGCTGCCAACTCTTTCAGGCGTTCCGGGCTTTTGCCAAGCGCGTAAACCATGTGCTGCGGCTTGTCGGCGAGATCAATCAGCATTCCCTGCTTGTCCTTCGACAGCGCGGCCATAACAGCGGCCTCGGCGTCGTCGAAGTCGTCAACGGGTAGCGCCTTTTTATCCGACAGATACCGCTCCTGCTTGGCCTTGAACGCTTCGCCAGCCTTCGCCTTTTCCTGCTCTGCGGCTCGGTTTGCGGCCTCGACTTGTGACTTGCGCTGATACCAATCCTCAAGGGCGGCGTCATACTTCTGCTCGTCGTAGTCGAATGCTTCCCGCGTTGGCTTGGCGCCAAGTTCAATCGGCTTTTGTTGCGCGCCTTCAATCGCTTTCAGTCGTTCCTCTGCTTCGCGCCTCGCCTTGGATTCATCGGCTATTCGCTTGGCGTCCTCGCGCTGTTTTTCACGCAGCGCCTTTATCACACTGCTTTCCTGACCTTCTGGAACCTCATCTGTTTCCAGCGATGGCGCGTCGCCGTCAAACGTAGGAACGCCAGCGTCTTGCGACTCTTTGCCGTCACCGCCTTCCATCGTGTCGTCACCGTCCGCACCTTCTACGGTATCGTCGCCTTCAAGCGTTCCCAGCCCTTCGTCGTCAGTCACTTCGTTCGCTTCTGCCATTTTCGTTACTCCTTGTCTCAGCGATTCGCGCAGGCTCGCCGGTTGCCTGTAGTCAAATTCATTGCAATGCCTTGCCAATTTTTGTCGCGGCATCAACAGCCGCCAGCCGGTCATCGCGCGGGATGCCTGCAAGTATTTCCTGCGTTTGCGCCTCAGTCTGCTCGGTCTTGGCGACAGTAAGCACGGCGTTCGCTTCGGCCTGCTTGGCCTTGGCCTGCGCTTCAAGTGCCGACGCCTTGAGGAATTCTGCATTCGGGTCAGGACGCTGCGCCTGCGCTTCGGACTGCAATGCCTCTACCTCTTGATCGGTAGGCTTGCCGATGCCCATGCGCAACAGCTTCTTGCGAGACCACGCGCGCACCGCTGCGAGTCCCTCGCCTTCGAGATTCTCGATCACCATAGACCCTAGTACCTGCAACGTTTCCGGGTCTTGCGTGATGCTCATGATGCCGGTAAGCGCGCGCACAACGGCGGCGCGTTTGCTCGACGAAGACGGCCCTACATCTACGGTCACGTCAAACGCGGCTTCGCTAAGGTCGTTCTCGTACTCGACTGCGCCATCATCGCCCATAATCGGTTGACGCAGTTTCACGGTGTCGAGCTC